TTTTAACGCAACATTAGGAAATTTAACGGATTACAGACCTTTTATTGTCTGTACTATTATATTATCATAGTAAATTAATGAAATATCTATTTTTTTTAAAATTGTTGAAATTTATTTTTCAATAACTTCAAATATATCATTTGGAGTACATTCTAAAGCCTTGCAAATCCTTCCTATATGCTCAAATCTAATTGATATGGTATCATTTTTTATTAATTTAGTTAAATTTTGATGTGAGATATTTGTTTGCTTGGATAGCCAATAAATGCTCTTCCCCTTTTCATTTAATAAATCTTTAATCTTAACATTTACAATCATGAATATCTATCTCCCCCTTTTTATTTCTTATGGACGTGCATATTATATATACTAGCAACATAGGATATTTTCAACAAGATGACGTTGACATTGTATAATCTGTACGTTACTATATATGTTAGATACTGGGGTTTTATGACAATAAATGCAAATAAATAGGGGGAAAGCTAGAAAATGAGAGAAATAAAAGAGATAATCAAAGAAATATCATGGGATAGAACTGAAGAAGTTGAAAGCTTCTTAATGACAACTAATAAGGACTATATTGATTTAACAAGGAGCATAACAAGTTTAATCTACGAGATAAAAGACTTATTACCAAAAGAAAAAAGTAAGCTTATTTTTGACCTAGAAAGTTATGTCGCATCTCAAAGCTTGATACAAAACGAAGAAATATATAAACAGGGACTGCGTGATGGAATGAAATTTATTAATTTTTAAATAAAATACTTCTTGGATTTAAAGGATTTTGTATTAAAATAAAGAATGATTACAATTATAAGATACTAGTAATCCTATTAGTACAAGGAGATGATAAAAATTGGTATGGAGAGACTTAAGAAAATGTAATATAAACGATATAGTCGGATATATTAATGAGAAACTTATGGAAAGCGAAAGCTTAAAGCAAGTTGCAGATGAACTAAAAGTAAATGAAAGCACTATTAGAAAATATATTGTAAGCAAGGGATTTAAACGGATTGGTAATGAGTTCGTACTAAAAGATGACACTTGTAATCACCGAGAGCATACACTAGAAAAACAAGAGATTACAAAAGAGAATACAGATGTAATAAATTTGCCCGACCTAAGAACCAATATGGTATATTTAAGTGACGAAATAGAAACATTAAAAAATATTATAAAATGGTTTAAAAATAAAGATGACATAAGTAATACAGATGTCATTGAGCTTAGAACTGGAATACTTATAGAATTGCCAAAAGCCGAAATAAAGCGAACAACTGTTCGTATAAATTCTAAAGTATGGGATATGTTCAACGAACTTGTGGAAGAATATAAACCTATTGATAAACACGATTTAATGAGCATGGCACTTTTAGAGTATGTGAATAAATACAGCAAGAAAAAAAATATATAAATAGTAACAAAAAGAAGACGTACTATGATATAATGAATACACATAAGAAAAAAAATGTTGAAATTTGAATGTATTTCTAAAAAAACAAAAAAAAAGAGTGGACGCCAATCCACTAAAAATAATAAATCAAATCTACACTTAATTAAACTACTAATATAAGAATTAGTAATAATATATAAATTATCGTACGCCAATACGAGTAATCATTATTAAAGAAATATACCCTAAAACGGGTATGCTTATACTCTTATATTAACAGTTTAGTTACTTTTTTTCAATGATTTTTAAACAATATGTTTAACATGGGAGTGATTTTAATGGAAAATAAGGAAAATAGCATAAATGTAACGCCTGAAATAAAAACATTTATACAAGAAGAAGCGAAAAAGCTAATGAAAAACAGATATGATGCTTGGTATAGAAAAGGCAATAATAGAGCTAAAAGGCTTGATTATTATAAGAAATATTATCAGCAAAGAAAAATGGAAAATGTATTAAACGGAAGATAAATTATTTTTTTAGTGATTGGCGTCCTCCAGAAAGCGTGGAGGTGTATTAAGTGCAAGACGCAATAAAGAAATTAACGGGGGATGAAAGAAATTCATTTAATGAAGCAGTAAAAAGATTGACAGAAGATAAAAAAATTTTAGTAGATGAATTAAAGAACTACGGTGCAAATAAAGCTAAAGGAAAAGATAATTACAGTTGTGTTTTTTGCCCTAGTAGCGATGCTTTAAATGTGCATCGAGACGAAAAGGAAAATAATAAATATAATTATAAATGTTTTTCATGTCAGAAATTTGGAGACGTTATAAATTTAATTGCTATAAAAGAAAATGTAAAAATGGGCAAAGCTATAAGAATATTAGCTGATAAATATAATATAGAATTACCCAAGCAAACTCCAATAAAAGTTGATAGAGTTAATGTAGATAATATAGTAGATTTTTACAAAAAAGGAAAAGATGAAGCCATAAAAAAAGGAGATTTAGATAAAGCTTTTGAGCTTGAATGCGAATCTGATAATGAAATTGAAAAAAACTATTATGTAAATTTTAAATATATAGACAATCAGTACAGACCGAAACCAATTTGGGAAAATTTAGAATGTATTTTAGATAAAGAAGGAATAAAATGTAAATACAATGAAATATCTAAAAATACTGACATAGAAGGTCTTGACTGTGAAGAATTTAATAGCCAAGTAATAGATATTCACTCCCTATCGCATAGATATGGACTTAAACTCTCTATAGATTATGTCGGGAAGGCATTATCAAGGGTTGGAAGGAAAAACACTTATAATCCTGTTGTAGATTTTTTATGTGAATGTGAGCTTAATTGGGATAATGAAACTGGACGAATAAGAGAATTATGCGACACTCTACAAGTTGCAGATTGGTTTTCAAAAGACTTAAGAGATAAACTTGTAATAAAATGGCTTTTAAACGTTGCAAGAATCCCATTTAACACAATAGACCTTCAATTTAACACAGAAGGTGTACTAGTAATACAAGGCGAACAAGGAATAGGAAAAACAACATGGATAAAGAAATTAATACCTTTATACCTAAAAACAGGACTAGAATTAGACCCTTCAGATAAAGACAAAATATATAATTGTATAAAATATTGGGTATGTGAACTAGGAGAGCTTGATGCTACAATGAAAGCCGAACAAGCAAAGCTAAAAGCTTTTTTAACAGAATCAATTGATGAAATGAGAAGGCCTTACGCAATAAATCCTGAAAGATACCCAAGAAATACAGCCTTTTATGGAACGGTTAATAAGTCAGAGTTCTTAAAAGATGAAACAGGCGATAGAAGGTATTGGGTTATTCCTGTAATAGATATTGATATAGATAAACTTGATAAAATCGATATAAAACAATTATGGGGAGAAGTAATGCACTTATTATCTTCTAAAGCTGAAAATTTACATTTAACAAGAGAAGAATTAAAAGAACTTAACGAAAGCAATAAAGATTTTAGAGCTAAAGGAGCATTGCAAATAACTATAGACGAAGGCTTTAATTGGAATATAGATAAAAGATTTTGGAATGTGGTATCCTCAACAGTTATTGCTAAGAAGCTTGGATTAAAAACGACATCAGGATTAAAAGAAGCTATAGAAGCTAATGGTGGAGAATTTAAGAGAACAAAAAAAGCTAGAGGATATTTAGTTCCTAGCTTTAAAGATGAAAATACAATTAAATGGGATGATATATAGAAAAAACAAAAAAGACGTAATTATACGTCTTTTTTTTATTGAGCAAAGCTTTAGTAAAACAAAAAAAGAAAGGGACAGGTGATATTCATATCTATTTATTATTATACAAAACAAACGTATGTTCTGTAAAGCTTAACCACGAAATTTTTCGTAATATACAGATAAACCTTTAGGTGCAGGTGGTACTTTTGAATGAAGGGTGACACTGGTGACGCTGATGACGCTGATTTTATGAAACTCTATAAAATAACTATAAAATCACATATTATGTAAACTTAGTATATAAATTAGTTTACATAATACATATTTTCTATTACTTTCTATAAATTAGTGTCACCACCGTCACCCTAAGCTGTATATATTGATATTTCAACATTTCAAGGGTGACACTGACCCTTTTTATGTACCGTCACCCCACCGTCACCCCGTCACCTTTTTTCCCTAAAGGGTGACACTGATGACACTGAAAAATTTTACACCGTCACCCTCACCGTCACCCTAAAGGTAGTAAATATTACACTTATCAAAACGAAAAAATTTGTCCACTTATTTTAATCAATTTGTTTAAATTGTTGAAAGTCTGTGGCTGTCTACCTGTTTAACAATGTTATAATTTACCTAAGAAAATTGATAAGTTTGTTTAACTGTACTAAACTTTTACTCAAAAACTGCATTTTTTTAAAGGTTTTTTAAGATGATTTTTTATACATTTCTTGAAAGCGTTGGAAATACTACATTTTTTTCAACTATACCTAAAAACGATATTTAGGGAATAGTTAAAATAGGAGTTTTGTAATGGATTTTGATTATAAGATTTTAATTGATACAAGGGAAAAAGAAAATAAACACATAGTAGACAAATTTAAAACAAATAACATAAATATGGAACAAATAGCCTTAGTTATAGGAGATTATAGAATACAAAGTGGTGGATATGTTCCTCCAGTTACGATTGAGCGTAAAGGTTCATTGGATGAGCTTATAGGTAATTTATTAGATAATGATAAAGATAATAGGGGAGATAATCGCTTTATCAGAGAGCTTAACAGGGCAAAAGATTCTAATACAAGATTCATATTACTTATAGAAGATATACATTATTACGAAAAACTTCTTACAGGCGATTATAGAAGTAATGTCAAGCCAAAGGCTATAAGGGGCATGATAATGAGCTTAGAAGCTAAATATCCAAACCTTAGTATAGTTGGTGTTGATAAAAAAACATCAGCTTCATATATACATACAACTTTATATTATCATTTAAGGCAAAGATTAAAGGAGGTATAGAAATATGGACGAAAAAGCAACAAATGAGCAACAAGAGCCAGTAGTAGAACTACAAGCTGATGAAGGGCAATCGATTGGTAAGACTTTTACAAATGAAGAGCTTGAAAGAATCATTGCTAGAAGAGTTGCTAGAGAGAAAGAAAAATATTCAATATTAGAGAATGAGTACAAGGCTTACAAGTTTGAAAAAGAATTTGAAGCTGAAGTATCACAATTAAAAGGACTGTTAAGTGAACAGACATTAAATGTATTAAAGGTTGTCAAAGGTAAGCTTTCACCTGAAGATTATCAAGAGGTTAAGCAAAGTATGGTAAATGCACATTTTAAAGGGGTAGTACCTAAAGTAAGTACTGGCGTATCAAAAATAAATAATGGTGGTTTTGAAGATGCTTTAAAGCAAAGAAGGAGGTCGTAGTCTATGAGCGATACTACATTTATAAAAAATAATTTAAAGGGTTCTGTACCAACGGAAATTGCTTCAGATGTAATAAAGAATATTGTTACTCAATCCACAGCGTTTTCAGTATGTAGGCATGTTCCAATGACAAGTGATAAGAAGGTGTTGCCAATGTTGAGTGACACTGGAACAGCTTATTGGGTAGAAGAGGGAGAATCAATAGGAACTAGCATTCATGGCTGGGAATACCCTGAATTAGAAGCTAAAAAGTTAGCTGTTATAATACCATTTACAAAGGAAAAAATGGACGATTCAGTTATAAATGTAATGGATGAAATAAAACAGGGGATAGCAGACGCATTCTCCAGAGCTATAGATTCGGCTGTCTTTTTTGGAGTAAATACACCTTTTACAACTAATATATTTGAAGAAGCTGAAAAGCAAAAAGTTGTAAGGAATAAAGACGAAAGCTTAGATATATCTATATCCAATGCGATTGCCAACATAGAATCCAATGACCTTAACCCTAACGGAATGGTTGGCTCTATTAAGCTAAAAAATGAAATTAGATTATTAAGAGATTCCAATGGAAATGCAATACAAGTCCCAGGTGGAGTTAGTGGTTCAATGATATATAATTTACCTATATATTATCCTACTACAAAGGCTTTTGATAGCTCAAAGGCTCAATTAATAATAGGTGACTATTCAAGGGCTGTAATTGGGACTAGAAACGACATGACTTATGAAGTGTTAGACCAAGCGACAGTTGGTGGCGTGAATCTAGCAGAAAAAGACCTAGTAGCGATAAAATGTACTTTAAGATTTGCATTTAATGTAGTTGATTCTAAGGCATTTTCTGTACTAGTTCCAACTGAATAATAAATAATGTATTAAAAGGTTGTTCATTTTATTTGAATAACCTTTTTTGTAAGGAGAAAGTAAAATGATTAATTTAAACGATAGTCAGATTAAATTTTGTGAATGGTATTTATTAAATAGCAACGCTGCCGAATCGTATAAATTAGCCTATGAAACAGATTCTAAGCATTGCAAAACATTAGGTAGTAGATTATTAAGAAATCCTAAGATACAATCTTATTTAAAGGCTAAAATGAAACAAAAAAGCGAAGCTATTGCCAAAGAAGATGAATTACTTATGTATTTAACGGAGATTGCTAGAAATAACAACAATAAAGTAGGAGATAGACTTAAAGCTATTGAGCTTTTAGGTAGAAAATGGGGCATGAATATTCCTGATAAAAAAGAAGAGATAATAGAGATAGAATTTATAAAAAATGAGGTAGAAGCTGATGATAATTAATTTTAACATTGATGAATTTAAAGATACGATATTGCCAATTTATCGGCAATATTTAGAAGATTACACTTGTAGGATAAATGTATTCTATGGTGGTGCTGGTAGTGGAAAATCAGTATTTGTAACCCAAAAGCTCATTTTTAAGCTCTTGAAATCTAAAAGAAAATGTTTAGTTGTAAGGAAGGTTGGAGCTACTATAAGAGCTTCTATATTTGAAGAATTTAAGGCCAGATTGGAAGAAATGGATATAACTAAATATTGCAATATAAATAAAAGCGATATGACAATAGAGCTTCCCAATGGTTCAATATTCCTATTTAGAGGGTTAGATGACCAAGAGAAGATAAAATCTATAAGTGGAATAGATGATATTATCATAGAAGAAGCTACAGAGCTTATACAAGATGATTTTGAACAATTAAATTTAAGACTTAGAAGTAAAAAGAAGTATCAGCAAATACATTTAATGTTTAACCCTGTAAGCAAACAAAATTGGGTTTATAGTTATTTTAAATTTGATACTAATGAACCGATAAAAAGCTGTAAAATAGTTAAATCAACTTATAGAGATAATATTTATTTACCAAAAGCTTATATTTTAAATATGGAGCGTTTAAAAGAAACTAATTATTCATGGTGGAAAATATATGCTAATGGAGAATTTAGCACATTAGACAAGCGTGTCTTTACCAACTGGGAAGTGAAAGATTTCAACGTTGAAGAAATAAAAATATCTAAGTGTAGAGAACTTGCAAAAGAATACGGCCAAGATAATATAATTGATTTTCCTGCTAGTAATCCACTTTACAAGAAGGCTTTTAATAGATTAAATTATTCATTTGCATTAGATTTTGGTTGGAATGATCCAGTAGCTTTTATAGGAATATTAGTTGATATTGACAATAAAAATATATGGATATTCGATGAACATTATGAACGTTTCATGACAAACGAAGATATAGCTAAAATGGTAAAATATAAAGGTTATTCAAAAGAACGTATTATATGCGATAGTGCTAACCCTAAAGATATAGACGATTTACAAAAAAAAGGATTAACAAAAGTCAGAGCAGCTAAAAAAGGCAAAGATAGTATAATGAATGGTATAAGAAGGCTTCAACAGTTTAAAATATATGTTCATCCATATTGTGAAAATACTATTGTAGAATTAGAAAATTATACTTGGCAAAAAGATAAGCGTACTGGTCTTTACATTGATAAACCTATAGATAAATATTGTCATCTAATGGATGCTTTAAGATATTCAACTGAGTATATTGATTCTTATGGAAAATATTTCAATAGAGCGATATATGGCATATAAAGTAAAGAAAAAATCAAAATAAAAATCAAAATACATATATTTTAACACCTGCTTTAACGTTATTTTAATTTTTGCTTTTATTTTTATAGAATAATCACTTTAACTTTTTTTTGATGAAAAAATTATTTTAATATTTTTCTTATAGAAACATTGACATTTTTAGAATGGACAGACATATTTTTACTTGTCTTTTTCATACGTTATAACATGCGTAGTGAGCATAAAAAGCGTTAAATGACCTTGTCATAGCATTTTTATGAGAACGTAGTGGTTATGTTAGGTTTAACGTTTATAAGTAAAGAATTGATTTTTGGACAAGCTTATTTTACTAATAAAAACAAAAAAATCCCCAAAAAAAGGAGATATTTTGTACATAATTTTTATGCTAATACTGCCAACAATATTTACTACCACAAAAATAAGGTTGGTATGAAACTTTAAAAAAATGAGTATGAAATTTGAAAACCTAAAGCATTTAAAAAAAATGAAAAATGTTAAAAAGAAACTGTTAAATTATTTTAACTTATTTTAACGCAACATTAGGAAATTTAACGGATTACAGACCTTTTATTGTCTGTACTATTATATTATCATAGTAAATTAATGAAATATCTATTTTTTTTAAAATTGTTGAAATTTATTTTTCAATAACT